TAGTCGCAATCCGTTGGAATTGCGTGAGCAGCCACGGCAAAACGCTGGAGCATTCCAGGGTGATTCTCGCGTACCTCTTCAGTTAGATTTACTCTAATGATTTCCCGCGCCCCGCTTGAGGCCAACGAAAGATAGGTTGCCGTCATCCAGTAGATGAAGTTGCCTTCAAGGGCTATCGTGTAGCGGGCAATGAGGCCCCGTCTTCCTTCGGCAGATAGAGTCTCTACGGAAGGAAGTGACGAGACTAATGAATCAATCCGACATTGAATATCTTCAGAAGGATTCAAGGCTTTACGCTCCGATCGTTGCCGCGTCAATCACGCGCAGGTAATGCGTTTCCGCAACCCAGCCTTTTGGAAACATCTCTTTCGCCATGTCGTCCGAGATGGCAGGCGGAATCACCAGCGGGTCTCCTGGCATCCAATTGACTGGAGTGGCGAGTTTCGTCTTGTCCGTGATCTGGAGTGAATCGAGGACGCGCAAGACTTCATCGAAGTTCCGCCCTGCCGTCATCGGGTAGAACGAAATCGCGCGAATCTTTTTCTTGGGATCGATGATAAAGACGGCCCGTACCGTCGCATTATCGGCCGGCGTGCGGACACCGGGAACAGCCTCGCCGGGCAACATCTCGTACAGCTTTGCAACCATCAGGCTTTCATCGCCGATGATCGGGAAATTGACGGACGCTCCGCTAATTCTGGAAATGTCAGCAATCCAGCGATGATGCTCAGACACCGGATCAATGCTGTGTCCGATGATCTTCGTGTCTCGCTTCTGAAACTCGCCTTCAATTTTTGCCACAAGTCCAATCTCCGTCGTGCAGATCGGCGTGAAATCTTTCGGGTGTGAAAAGAACACGGCCCACTGATCGCCGAGCCACTCATGGAAGCTGATAGGACCATGCGTCGTATCGGCCGTAAAGTCGGGAGCCATATCGTTAATACGGATCGTCATTTTGTTTTGTCCTTTCGATGTTTGACATTTCCGACAGCAATCAAAATGATTGTGTCGCTTGCTTTAAGCCAGTGCCGTTCACCCTCTTTAAGTGAATAGAAAATCCCTGGTTTAATCTTTTCGTTCTCGCCATGTGCCCCCTTAAGCGAGCCATGGCCTTTGATACAGTAAAAGGCGCTGTATCCCTCAATGCCTTCCTGCGCTTCCCTGGTCGGCTGAATTGTTACCCGCGCCATTGCGATATCACCGCTGAACATATGCAACACGGAACTTTCGCCAAGTTTGACTTCGCGTTCCGTTCCATGCAGTTTCATTACATCCGTCGTCGTCATAGCCACCGTCCGATTTAGAGATTTTTGTATTTTTCCACAATCTGACGTTGACGTTCTGCTTGTTCTTTTGTCGGAGCCAATCCCATGTATTTACACACATGGTCGTTTTTCAGAATCGTAATCGCGAAACGTTTCCAGGAGGCCACTTCGCTGTTATGGCAAGACAGCATATCGAGATGATCGGGGAACTTCCGAATCCTTACACGTTTAAGGGTTTTGTTGCCGTGAACCGTGGTTCCATTAATGAAAAACGGGATACCATGCTCGCGCATTTCCTCGATAACATTGTCCGGGACTCCGCGCCCCACCCGTCCCCAAACCTGAAATGATTGGATGAAGCGCCTCTTAAAATTTGTTGCGATTTCTCCCGGAAGTGTGGCGAGTAGAAACTTGACGAATGATTTCCAGGTATGTCCCGGAGGAAGCTTGAAACTATTATAGCCGAGCTGCTTCCCATAGGTCGCGATGAAGTTGGCGCCCTGGACCCTTGCGCACAGTCGCGCCCACACATGAGGATCAATCACGCGGTAGAGTGCAAGACTGGACTTCGATTCCGACATGAACGGAGAAGCCACACGCATCTTGTGGACGGGAACGCCGGCCTTGTAGAAAATGTCGTAAAGCGCATTGTATTCCCATTCGAATTTCGCGTTTGCCGTCCAGACGTCTTCCGTTCTCCAGTCATAAATCGGGTAGCAGTTATAGGTGAATTCTCCATTCCGCTTCGTCCACATCGCACCGAGTAGCGTTTCTTTGTCCTCGTTCATGATTGCCCGAAACCGATTCAGGCTTTCCGATGTTCGTATTCCAATGAGACAGGCGCAGCGTTCGCCCTGTGCATACCACTCGCCGAAGCTGTCCCAGAATTCCTGATACGACATATCTTCGCGGAAGAAATCAAACGTATGATTCTGAAGATTAACGATGTAATCCTGAGTCGGCATCGGGCGAATCCAGCGATCCCTGTCCCGTTCTCCCCAGCATTGCCAGTCCACATGGTAGGCGCTAACGGTACAGGGAAGACTGACCGGAAGGCAGCACCAGAAGATCTCAAGCAGATCGCGATTCTTGCTGAGGATCGAGTGCATGAAGCGCATCGACAGCTCATAATTCGCTTCGTTGTCGAGAATCATCACGCCGATCTTTCGCTGAATCTGATGTTTTCGCATATAGTCCAGTATCAAATTCAGCATCACGCCACTATCTTTGCCGCCCGAAAATGACACGTAGATTCGTGTAAAGTTCTCGAAGATAAATGCAATCCGCTCATTCGCAGCTTCGTAAACGTTCTTGGATGGATTGTACTGACGGGAAACACGGCGTTCTGGCATGGCAATCTCCCTCTCTAAAAATGTGGATTGTGCCATAGTTTATTTCTTACGTGTCGAACAGAGTGGCGTTTGGGTTTCGACGTGCCGTGCTTCCCATATCCCGTTGTGCCTCCTGGCTTCTATCCTCTTGCAACACTCCCCGCAATACGACCCACTCTGGGACCATTCGCTGAATGGATTCAGCGTCGTGTTCACAGAATCCGAGTTCGCGGGCAAGGGCGAAGGCCTCCGCTGTGGGCTTCGGGTTTTCAAAGCACTCCCAGTGCGCCGCTCCTTGACCTTTTGCGTAGTAGACATCTGTTCCTACTTTGACTACCTGCTTACACACGAAACATTTCGAATCGAATTGAGCAATCATACTAAATCGGCAGATCGTGATTCTTGACGAACTCGGCAACCTCGCGAGACTCGATTTCGCGTAAGAATTCCTCAGCCTCAGCGACGGCGCGTTCAATCGAACAGTTTCTAATGGTGCTCAGACCGTTAACGTTAACGAAATGCGTCTGACTTATTCCAGCCGAGCCGTAGATCGCGACGGCGGCCTGCAGCAGCGCGTAGCGTCTCCGCTCTTTGGCTTCGAGAATCACGCCATCTCGTTCTTTGTCGCTCATAAGATTCCTTGTCTTGCCCTGCCGCGCCACGCCGAGCCATGCCATGCCATGCCGCGCCTTGCCCAGCCGTGCCCTGGCAAGACCTTTCATACTCGCGCCTCGCTCTCTCGATTCGATACCGGGCAGCGAAATGCGACCGACTCGCGGTCAATGTCGATCCGCACTTTCGCAAATGACAACGTATGCGGCTTCCCACACGAACAGTGCTCAATCCGGACCTTGGCGCAAGTCTTGCGTGTACGCGAAATGCGTTTGATTGAGCGCTCCGGATGTGTTGAAAAATAGAGGCGGTTTAGTCGCTTCACCGCCTCTTCCAGCAATTCCCGGTGAGAAACGGGATACTGTTCAACCATTCGATGATGAAGTCGGCATAATCCGACGGCCCGATAGTCACTAACCTTGCTCCCCATAATGCCGCCACCTACAGGCCTGACGTGGTGCGCGTCGATGCCGTGTGATGGCTTGCATGGTGACATTAGTGGAATTTCAGGCGACAACACGCATCCTTGCTCACGCACGAACTTCAGGTAGCGCGAATCTCGGATACGGGTTGGCTTGGGGAGGAGTGGCATTAGGCCGTTCTCCGCACAGCCATGAAATAGGCATCCCGCAGCAACATCCAGTCCTGAATAACCTCGGCGACATCGAGCTTGATTATTTTCGGAGCGGGATAGCGTTTCGTGACATGAATGATGCCAAGATGCTTTACAGGCTTAGTGAATGTCGAAAAATGAAGGGCGCCATACGCTCCAAGTTGTACCGGATACATAGGCTCGATATCGTGAGTGCTCTTCAAGTCCCACACGGTGTCATCGTCCATGATGTCGCATGTTCCAGCAACGGCGTCATCGGCAAGAATTACCTGTGACCGAACCTCGCCATGCTTGTGCTCATCCCACCATCGCTTGAACTTAAAGAACAATTCGACGGCATCTTTCCGCGTGCCGGCCGGTATGCTTTTCAGATCGCCAATCACATATGCTGACACCATTTCATCGACGGCAATTCCACGGTGCCGAGCATTGTCGATTACATGATCTGGCGCCGCAGAAAAATCTGGCTTAAATGGCCATGTGGACCGAAGGACTTTTGAGACGCTGAGCAATTGACGGTCACCCTTCCAATAGATATGGCATTCCGGGCATAGTCTGGTTCGTAATGGATCTTCGCCAATGCTTCCGCAAACACAGGCAGATGTTTCTACCATTCATCCTTCCGATTCGCTCCGGTGGCGATCTTACGAAGCCAGTCCATCTGCTTATCGGACATCCTTATCCGGTCGCCATATTGTTCAAGTCGTTCCCGCGTTTCACGGACAAACTTAGCCGCGGCCGATTCCAAGACGTCCTCGTTGATGGAAGCGAGTAACTCTCCGACATCGCCACTACCGCCATTCGGAGCCGATGACTTCGGCCCAGACGCGAAAGTCAGGCGCGAATCCAGTTGTAGCTGATTCGAACAATGCGGACAGACGATTACGGTTTTGGCTGTTGTGCTCATAATGTCTTCGCGTGCTTCACGGCCTCTTTCCCAACAACAGAAAATAAGTCCTTCGGTATTGCGTCCGCACTCGGAGTTCCCGATGCATCTAAGTAGAGTTTCGTTCCGAGCCAATCTCGGAGAAAGTCGTCTGCCTTGGGCTTTAGTTCCTCACGCAATTCATCTCGGAAGCGCATGTGTAGCTTTTTAGCCTGTTCCTTAGAAATCAAATCTTCATCCTTTGGCGTCTCGCGATTTCCATCCATCACTATCGGAATGTCCTCCTTAATGCGCTCAACATTCGATCGATCTTCGCGAGTTTTGCTATTTGATGCATTTCCAGATGCGGCGTTTCCATCGTCGTCCTCGGTAGCCACGCCCGCGATGCTGGCAAGCGTATAGCGGCGGGCATATGTAATTGCTGAACCGATTCCCTGCGGATCGCTTTTGACTGGCGTCATTTCAAGTTCGCCGCTGATCCATTCGCCGGACTGATGCATCAAAACGTAATGAAGGACCAATTTCGTATCGCGAATCTCGGGTAATTGCGAAACAGCCAAGCCATTCATCGCGAGTTCCATCCGGCAAGCGTCTGAAACCGATGCAAGGTCGGCATACTTGGATTTAAAAAATGGATTGTTAGAGTCCTTGACGGCATTTTTCATCGCGCCCTGCGCCTTACTCAAGGCCTCTGCTAGTTTTCCAATTTGATCTGATTTGTTCATTCTGTCTCCACTAGATCATCGTTCTCACAAATTGGCGCCACGATCGTTGCCAATGGCATCAGTACTTCGCTGGTGCAAGACGGGCAGATGGTGGTGCCGAGTTCAATCAACATCTCGCAGGAAACGCAAAGCAATGCAGTGCTAAGACGCATCGCGCTTCCTCGAATCTCGGCCATCGCAAAAGCCAAAGCCGTATCCCATCAGGATGAGAGCGCCAGCAATCAACGCAAAAATCACGGCAATAAATGGTGTCACTGGCAGCAGTGCGACCATACCGCCTCGCTGTGCGCAGGGAATATCGCGCCACATTCATCACATATCCAGAGTTCTTCTTCCTCCGGGCTTTCGTCACCCTCTGATGTCTGTAATTCCGCAAACTGCCGCGTCATTTCCTGGTTCATCTCCAACAGTTCCAGCCAGAGACAATGGCCGCAGTCTTCGGTAAGGTTTACTCCGTGGTCGCAAGTGGTGACATCCCAGGCCCAGGTCATATAAGTTCTCCGATAATTTCACGCTTGAGCGACGCACACTTATCGCCTTCCCATTGAACTTCGCCAAACAGCGCGACGATCCAGATACGTGAGCCTTGATAGCTATCTGGGTTGTTTGTGGCGTGCAGTCCATTGCGCGTGCAGATCTTGAGTGGGCCACGAATCTCTTCGACAAGGCCGATGGACACAGGCTTCTCGCTACGTCCACCATTACAAGCCCGGCCACTTTCATCGGATTTCCACAAAGCAATGGTCGCGACATCAGGCACAGAATGAGTTTTCCGCCAAGACTCATAGCGTGCGCGATAATAGCCGGAGCCGTCGCCGGAGCCGTAGCCGGAGCCGTAGCCGGAGCCGTCGCCGGAGCCGTAGCCGGAGCCGTAGCCGAAGCCGGAGCCGAAGCCGTCGCCGGAGCCGTAGCCGGAGCCGTAGCCGAAGCCGGAGCCGAAGCCGTCGCCGGAGCCGTAGCCGAAGCCGGAGCCGAAGCCGGAGCCGAAGCCGTAGCCGGAGCCGGAGCCGTCGCCGTAGCCGGAGCCGTAGCCGGAGCCG